ACGACACATTGTGGGATATGTGTGAGGGCCGAAAGTATCTATGGCATGCAACCGCATCCCAACGAGCAGAGGCTTTCCTCCGCACGATTGGCAAATGGGAGGAGGCCAAGCCGTGAGCGATCATATTCCTGACCCCACGAAAATGATCAGCGACACGCCCATCTCAGACAGAACCCCGCACAACGCAGGCGACCTCGGTATGCTGTGCCGAAGACTGGAGCGCGAACTTAACTCCGCTAACACAATCATCCGTCAGCAACAACTGCTTGATGAGGAGAATCTGTGGTTACAAGAACGCATCAAGCGGCTGGAAATTGCAGCATGGAAAAACTACAACAATGCCCATAAGAAAGAGGATAAGCCGTGAACATTGAACAACGACTGCTTTACATAGCGGAAGATCCGTTTGGCCTGTGTGATAAAAACTCACTGCGCAAAATTGCTCTGGAGGTCCGTAAAATAGAAGACCGCATCACGCAACTCGAAACCGAGAACGACGCAATGCGAGCGGATCTGCTGCTGTGGCGGGAGGCAAAGCCGTGAGCTTGCTTGAAAAATTAGGTCTATCAAAGGAATCAATGGAGAAGATGCTTGGTGTCGTCGCTCCATTAAAAAAGACTAAAATCAAACGCTATCGGAGATACGAAACTGTTCCCGCAGATATCCGCAAAGCCATTCTCTTAGAGCATTCAACCTACACTTGCCGAGAGTTGGCTAAGAAATATGGCATATCATCTTCAACCATATGGGACATTAGAGACAGTAAATCTAAAACCGAATGACGATAAGAAATGATTCATACATACCAAAGCGCGGACACATACCACAAGCAGTAGTGTTAGAAGTATTACAAGACATTCAGAACAACAGAACATACAGACAAATCAAAGAAGACTACGCAGTCAGCTTAGGCTGGATACACAAAATCAGACACAATAAGACCAGAAAATGAACATACTCAACGAAATCAAAAACGGAATCTCCAGATTGCTTGGAGTCCACAAGACGCTGGAAACCAAAGAGGCTCCGAGAACGCTTAAGCCCAAACGCAGCCCTAAGCGTGGACGGGGGCGACCAAAGGGACTCAAGATACCGCAGCAGATTGTCGATGCGGTGCGACAAGCTGACAAGAGCATGACTAACAAACAGTTAGCTGCTAAGTATCGTGTTTCTTACTTTTGGGTTTGGAGTGTTCGTAGCAATAAGTTGCGATTGAATTAACCTAATCAACGCGAGTGTGTCTTGATTTTGCTCTTCTTTTATGATTATTCCCCATTGTGAACATCACTCAGCACCACCGTCGAGTTATGGCGATTGGTTGCAGTCATGGGAGCCGAGCCAATCAAGATGCACTCGCTGCGGTGCTTTTGTTCCGCGAGAAATTCAAGCCAGACGAGATAATCCATTTAGGGGACGCATTCGATCTTGCCTCATTGCGATCTGGCTCACTCCAAAACCCCAACGACTCGGATCAAGCGGACGATTATCTTGATGATATCCAAGAGGGAGTAAAGTTCCTCAATGAGTTACGCCCAACGGTGTTCACATTGGGAAATCACGACGAGCGAGCTAAGAAGTATCTCAATCACCATAACGCTGTTGTAAGAGGATTTGCGGAGGCTGTATGGAAACGAATGGTTGAGCCTATTAACAAACACTGCCATACGTTTATTGAGACCCATGACTGTCTTGAAAGATCATTCTATAAGTTGGGCGGTTTTAGTTGGGGACATGGAGTGTTGTACGGTGAAAACTTCATTCGTGATTCAGCCGAGACATTTGGTAACTGTGTTGTGGCTCATGCTCATCGAGCCGGTCAAGCGACTGGTCGCAACCAGTCAAATCCAATTGGCTTTTGTGTCGGAACTTTGGCGGATATTCCGTCAATGGATTACGCAGGAAAACGACGATCAACGTTAGCTTGGTCTCACGGGATCGTTTTTGGAGAATACACAGACAACTCAGCGCAACTATACCTGCACCAATGGCCTCAGAACGAACAGAATTGGCATCTGCCGAGCTTTTAAAGCGGCTGAGGGCAGCAATCCAACATCAAGCAGAGAGCGTCCCAGAGGGATGGTTGACCGCTAACCAATGGTCTGATCTTTGGAAGCTGTCCCCTAACGCTGCTGGACTTGTGCTCAACAAGTCAGTCAAACTTGGATTGATGGAAACCAAAAAGTTTCGCATTGATACTAAAACTCGCGGCAACTACCCAACACCACATTACAAGCCAGTAAATGAAATACCTGTCAAAGACTAAGCCAACCGTTGAGGTTGAGTTTGTTGCCGAAGCTCAACTAAGGATCGGTGAGATCAAGAGACTCTGCGTGATCTACCAACGAGGAGAGATCTTCTACGTTCGACCGAAGGCTGAGTTTTTTGACAAGTTTGTGCTGGACGAACCGCAGATCCAGACTTAGAAGTAAGCAGTCAGCGCGAGCCGTAGGAAGCGAGCGTTGGCAACCATACCTGAAGCCATGTTAAACCAATTTTTCCCCATCCTTTTCGTGTACGTCCCGTCGCTTCAGCGGGAGTTCCTACCACGAACTGGATGGGGTTTCTATTTGTTACATGAACGAAGACAAGAAAACCCGTAAGGCTCCAGCCTTCCAGTTCTACGCTGACGACTTCTTAGCAGGAACAGCGGACATGAGCGCGGAAGAAGTTGGTGGATACATCAGACTGCTCTGCCATCAGTGGTCTAAAGGCGGAATCCCATCAGACGAAGATAGGTCCGCTCGCATAGCGGGACTAATGGGGTCGCCATCGATTCGCTATGTTCTCGCTAAGTTCACGCTATGCGATGGCGATACGTTGAAGAACGTCCGACTAGAGCAGATCCGGCAAGAACAAGCGGACTACAAGCTAAAACAAGCCGCATCCGGCAAGACTGGAGCGCAAAAGCGATGGGATAAGCCCAAATGTGATGGCAACCCTAATGGGGTCGCTATAGCAACCCCAATGGCAACCCCAATGGCGAATGAATGGCGAAGTGATAGCTCTCCTTCTCCTACTCCTACTCCTAATAATAAAGAAGAGAGCATTGCTCCAAAGTCGCAACGCTCACACTTTACAACTCCTACGGTTGAAGAGGTCCAAGCTGAGTGTGTAAGGATCGAACTTTCACTTTTAGAAGCTCCAAAGTTTGTTGACTACTACGAGTCAAAAGGTTGGCTCGTTGGAAAAGCAAAGATGAAGTCTTGGAAACCCGCTCTTAGAAATTGGAAGAGAAACCAGAACGAAAGACAACAAACGTTGATCGTCGAACCTGTTACAAAGAAGCAGATTGACTGGAAGGATTCTCTGTGAACGACGCTTTCTTCGCTGAAGACGACGAGTTTGGTCTCATTGGAGCTTGTCTAACCGGAACCCTCGACACTTGCGCTGATGCATTCGCTGAAGTTAAAAGCGAATGGATAGAGACCAATACGCTTAGAGACACATATGAGACGATTAGATCTCTAAGCCAACAGAACCGCCAAATATCATTACCCGAGCTTGGTAAGGAATGGAAGAAGCTTAACGGCAATCAACCGATCCCGTTTGAAGACTGGAACAAAGCGATGGAAGTCTGCCCATCACCAGCCAATCTCCCTAACTACGTCAAAGGTGTTGTCGAAGCCGCTCATCGTCGCCAGCTACGATTGACCGGAGACCGATTGATACGCGAGTCCGCTGTCTTGACACTCCAGCCGGATCAAATCGTCTCTAATGCTGAGTCTGGACTCAGCATTGAGCTATCCCGTGAGACTCTCTCAACCTCAAAGCAAGTTGCCGGTACGTTTATCGACCAGATGCAGGAGCGGTTTGCTCGCAAAGGTACTTTGAGCGGGATCACGACTGGATTCTATCGGCTGGACCAGATGACTGATGGTTTGCAGTTGCGAGAGATGGCAATCATTGCTGCTCGTCCCTCTATCGGTAAAACCGCAATTGCCATTGCAATAGCAGAAGCCGCAGCAATACAAGCAAGAGTGCCAACCTTATTCATATCGCTTGAGATGAGTAAGGAATCAATCTTCCGAAGATCAGTCGCTTCTATTGGTGGAGTGCCAATGCAAAACCTAAAAAGCGGTGATCTTTCCGAAGGTGATATGCGCTCGATGAGTGGAGCGTCTGCCAAGATTGCTTCTAGTCCGTTATGGTTCCTCGATGGATCTAGCTCTCAAAGCATTGCCTCCATCACCGCAAACATACGTCGAGCAGTACGCAAGCATGGGGTTAAGCTGGTGATCATAGATTACCTTCAGAAGATCAAAGCCGCAGACCGAGCAGAAAAACGCACCTACGAGGTCGCAGAGGTCAGCGGTAAGCTTAAAGACATTGCCGTCCAAACTGGAGTTGCGATGTTGTGTCTCGCTCAGTTGAACCGAGAGAACGAGAAGGATAAGGGAAGACAGCCCAGACTAACCGATCTCGCTGACTCCGGTCAGATTGAGCGTGATGCCGACTGTGTCATGCTCTTAGACCGAGACCGCCGAGAGCCTAAAGGAGAAGCAACCATTGTGATCGCCAAGCAGCGCGACGGTGAGTGCGGACTGGTAAAACTCTTCTATGATGGGCAGTTTTGCCGGTTCTCTGAGTGCGGCATTGATACCTAAGTTTAAAAA